GACGTTTTCCATGAGTTTACTAAACTTTTGGGAAGCGTCTTTTTTGTATGAGTTGGTAATTTTAGCATAGATGTTCATTGTGGTATTTATATCTTTGTGGCGTAAGCGTTCTTGTATTTCTTTGATATGTACACCAGCTTCAATTAGTAACGCACAATGTGTATGACGGAATGAGTGTGTACTTATATGTTTATTAGTAATATCAGTCTTTTTCATAATTGCTTGAATCCATGTAGACAGTTTTTTAATCACAAGAGGATACCCATTCACATCAGTAAACACAAAATTATTATCTACATATAATTCATTTTTCCAAGTGTCCTGAACGTTTACTTTATAATCTTTAAGTAGTTGAATCACATGAGGATCTACTGAGATTTTACCGATTGAGCTTTCAGTTTTCGGTGTAAGTATCTGATAATGCTTTTTATTATTATTTGGATTGTAATAAGTCTTAGTAATGCTAATCGTGTTATTCTCAAAGTCTATATCAGACCATTTTAATGCTAACAATTCGCCTGCTCGCATGCCTGTATATGCCAATGTGGTAAATACTTCAAAGCTATTCTGTGGCGAATGGTGATACTTAGCAACCTCCAGGAATTGAAATAACTCATCTTTTTCAAGAAACTTTTTGTGTATCTCAATATCTTCTAATTCTTCTACACTTACTTTCTTTTTAGGTCGTTTAATACCCTCACTAGGCATAGCTTTTATTAATCGCATTTCATACGCATACTTAAAAATCATATTAGTAGAAGCCACAATACTATCAACATAATTCTTGCTATACTGTGTGCTCATATCGTCCACAAAGCGTTGGTAATCATGTTTCTTGATACTTTGTATTGGTTTAGTATTAAAGCGCTCTATGGAGTGGTGTATGGCTTTCTCACGTGCTCTGACACTACTTACTTTTACATCATTAGCATACTGTTTAAGCCAATCATCAGCTACTTGTTTGAAGGTGCTAGAAGAAGGGGCAATATAATCACCATTTCTTAATTGACGTTCTATCATCTCAGCTTGATGTTTAGCATCTGATTTACGTTTAAAGCCAGTCTTAGAGATATATTCATATTTGCCAGTTTCTGTATTTTTACCTAGTGAAATACGATAACGCCAGTTGTTTTTAGATATTTGATCGTAACTTGCCATAGGAACACCTACTTAATATTCAGTAAAAATATTAGATTTAATAGCAAACTTACTATTTTTTATCGCTTCTTGTATTTCATATTTTTCACTTTCAGAAAATTCAGGGAAAGAAATTTGTTCATCAGCTTTATTCAAAAAATCAACCTTAAAATTTTCGGCTAGCAAATTATTTATTTTTTTAAATAATATTTTTTTAAAACCTGGAGTAAGATTATCAACCTTTTCTTTTAAATTGCTATGTTCATCTTCATTTTTTAGAACAAAAATGAACTCGTTAAAGAAACCATTATATTTCACTTTACTTAAAGATAATTCACAATCAAAATCATAATCTTTATTATTAAATTCTATATCAATTAAGAAATCAGCAGTTATATATAAAGAAATCATTGATTCTGACAAATTTTGAAGTACTTTAACGTTATTAAAAGTAGTTAAATTATCTATATTTTCAATAGTTAACTCGATATTCATAGGCACATATTCAAAGAAATCATTAACATTAATGTTTAAGTATCTACATAATTTATCAATAGCGTCATATCTTACCATTTCTGAATCGTTTTGAATCATTGAGGTAAGTGAACTTCTAGCAATTTTTACATCCTTAGCGACACGTGATGTTTTTAAACCTCTTTCTGAAAGTAATTCCGATAATCTATTTCTAATCATTTTTTGCACTCCTTTTCCATTACCTATATTATCATTAAATCAATCTAACGTGTATAAAATTATTAAAAATGTATGAGAAGTCAATCAAAAACTTATTGCAATATTTTTTTAATTATGTATAATGTAGTTATAAATTGATTGAGAAGTCAATCAAAAAAGGAAGGAGTTGCATGAAATGTCTATCTTAATTAATGATAAATCTTTTAAAAAGGCAATGTTTTTAAAAGGATATAATTTATCAGATTTATCTAAAGAACTAGGAATCGGAATATCTTATTTAAGTTCTATTGCAAATGGTAAGAAGATTCCTAGTCCTAAACTAGCAAAAAGCATTGCTAATACTTTAGATGTTGAAATTAAAGATTTATTTTACTTTGAAGAACAGGAGGCATAACCAATGTTCAACATTAATATTGATGAACAAGAAGCACGTGCATTACTAGAGCAAGCCATTAATCAACGTGTAGATGAATTGGTGAAGGAAAAATATTTCATCACGTATAAAGAATTAGCTGAATACCTGAATTTAAGTAAACCAACGATTGAGGAACTACTTATTAATAACGGGCTCAAGTATTACATGGTAGGCAGCACATACCGATTTAAGAAATCTGATGTAGATGAATTTATGGAGAAAATCACATCACATATGGACATACACAACAATGATTTAAAACAGATTAATGTTAAGAAGTTACTTAGCACAATTTAGGAGGATAAAGATATGAAACAACAAGTAGTGATAACAAAAAGCGTCGTCGGTTGGTTTTGTGTGAAAGATGTTGAAGGGAATTTAATTTTAAATATAGCGCCTGATGTATTTAAAGAAAACTTTCCTGAAGTAAGTCCTGATATTTCTATTGCATGTATGGAATTGGAATTAAATCGAATTGTAGAACTAAAAGAAAAGAAAAAGAAGAAAGCGAGCGTGTAGGAAATGGAACAAGAACAAAAAGACGTTATTCAAGATATTTATACAACGTTAGGAACAACTGTTTCGGATAAAGCAACAGAATATGAACATCAATTTAAAGAAGGACACAATGAATGGACTGAAACAGTAGACCGTGAACAAAATTTACAAGCAATAATCGAGTGGGCATTACAACAAATTGAAAATAATTTTGATGGAGTGAAATAAGATGAACATTGATATTTTCGAAGCATATGCAGACGCAATGGAATCAAGTTGTGAACTTCATAGAGTAATGGGTGAATTTGATAGAATCTCAGAGTTAACAGGCTATTTAATCGAAAAAGCTAAAGCATATAGAGAAGAAGGAGATATTAAAGGTGCTGAAGCTATTGAACAAATTATATTAGATGATCTAGGAAGTGATTTTAATATTGTTCACGATGAGTTTGAAGAAGAGAGAAAAAACTGGAAAGAGAAAGTGAAGAAATTAAAAAATGTATGTGCTTTTTACGGTATATCTGTACCTTCATTAAAAAGTGAAAAAGTAATAAAACTCTACAAATAGGAGTGATACAATGGCTGCTAAATTAGATGTGAATAAACAAAATATCATGCACGCTATCAACTGGATTATTAAAAATGAAGAAGAAATTATATTTGAAAGTCAAAGTCAGTTAAGTTTCTTCAGTCGTGAAGATTTGCAGAAAATAGACTACTGTAAACGTACTTTAGAAAGTTTAATTGAAGCTAAAGAAATCTATAATAAACAAAAAATTAGTTAAGGAGTTAAATAATAATGAAACTATTTAAAAAGAAATATGATCATAAAAAAGTGAACCGTGTGAAAGATATAGTCTTATATACATCATATGCGTTTGAAGCTAAAACATATAATAAGGCAATTGAACTATTAAAGAACAATAACAAAAAAGAAGCAATTGAACTTATGTATGAAAGATTAGTGGAAGCTCAAAAGAATGAGTATGAAATGAGATTACAAATAGAAAAAGCGTCATCAGCGAAGTTTGGCGACGGAACTGATAACGCGTAGCATAATATACAACTAAACAAGCATGGAATGGCTTATTTAACACATTTCTATTTTACCATTCCGTGCTGAATTTTAGAAGTGTTTAGGAGGAATTTAATGGCAATTAAAGAAAAAGATAAAATAATTGAAGTTAATGCGCTAGAAATACCCGAAGAATTAAAAGAATTGCCACAGTGGGTATTATGGCGCGCTGAATGGAATGATAAGCGACAACAATATGAAAAAGTGCCTTATAGCTTTGGTGGGTATCATGCAAGCTCAACTAATAAAGATACTTGGACAATATTCGATGCAATTCATAACTTGTATGAAGAAAATAACCGATATGACGGTATAGGCTTTATGTTAAGCGATAATGATAAGTACATCGTGCTTGATATAGATAATGCTATTGATGAGAACGGTCAAATCAATTCAGATTTAGCGTTAGAAATGACAGAACTTACCTACTGTGAAACGTCGCCTAGTGGTACTGGATTACATTGCTTTTTTAAAGGAGAATTACCTGAACAACGTAAGAAAAAGCGTTCTGATTTGGATATAGAATTGTACGATAATGCTAGGTTTATGACAGTTACAGGTGAACCAGTTGGACAATCTGAAATTTGTGAAGAACAAGAAATATTAAACAATCTAATAGAACGATTCTTCAAAGAAGAACAAAATTTTGAAACTACTTTAACTTATGATCCTAACCATAAAAGCGAATTGTCAGATGATGAAGTTATCGACCTTATGCTTAAATCTAAACAAAAAGATAAGATTAGTGATTTATTAAAAGGTAACTATGAAAAACATTTTGATAGTCCTAGTGAAGCAGTACAAAGCCTACTACATTATTTAGCTTTCTACACCAATAAAGATAAGCAGCAAATGGAAAATATATTCTTAAACTATAATAATCTTACTGATAAATGGGACAGTAAGCGTGGAAATACAACGTGGGGACAATTAGAACTTGATAAAGCAATTAATAATCAAAGTGAGGTATATACGAAGCCTAAATATGAATTTAAATTCGATGAAACACACTCAAAGAAAATAAAAAAAGGCTCATGGTGGGTATATCCCGATAATGATTTAAATAAAAAACCTGCATTTGCACATACAATAATGGCAAGATATGTCATGCAAGAACATTCAATAGTAAGATACCCCGATGCAGACGGTGAAACATATATTTACAACTCAAAGAGTGGCATTTATGAAATGGATAAAACAGGTCGTAGATTACGCCGAATCATAAGAAATTTAGAATTTTTGAAAGATAATGCAGTTAAGGAAGTAAGAAACTACATTATTGATTTATGTAATGTTAAAACTGAAATTAATCGTGAATATGTAGCAACTAAAAATGGTTTAGTAAACTACAAAACTAAAGAATTTAAAGGGTTTACGCCTGATGTGTTTCTTACTAGCAAAATACCAACAGCATATAATCCTAACGCTTACGATGAATTTATAGATAATACGCTTAAAAAAGTATCATGTGAACATGAGGCTACACTCATGAATATATATGAAATGTTCGCTCAAGTTTTATATCCTGAAATACTTATAGATCAAATTATGTATCTATTAGGAACTGTGGCAGATAATGGAAAATCGACCATATTGCACATGATTAAAGCCACATTTGATAGTGGAGGTCAAATATCGTCAGTTAGTCCACAAAGATTAGCTAATAACAACTTTGCTGGTTCAAGTATACATGGAAAAATGGCTAATATCGTTGATGATTTACCTAATATTGAAATTGTAGATACCGGAAATATTAAGTCAACAGTCACAGGTGGTTATCTTGAAATTGAAGAAAAGGGAAAAGGAAGCCATTCTGTTCGTATGCAAACACCATTTATCATTGCTAGCAATCATTATCCTAAGTTTAAAGAAAGTGGTAAACAAATAAATAAGCGTCTGCACATTATACCATTTGAATACAGTTTTAAAGATGATGAACGTTTAACAGTATCAGAAAGCACTAACATTATTTATAACGATAATGCTAAAGAATATATATTAAAACTAGCGATTGATACCTTAGCTGATATGTTAAATCGTAATGGTGCGTATATCACACCTAACGAACGATCTGATAGAAGTATTGAGATGTTCACAGAAAACAATAATCCATTGAGCGAGTACCTTGAACTTAAAGATATAGATTATTTTTTAAATACACCTGGAACGATTGTATATAAAGATTATAAAATTTGGTGTAATAATAACTTTGTAAGAAATCCAATTGATAAATCTGATTTTATCACAATTATTGAATCGCAATATAATGTAGTTTGGAAACACTCTATTAGATTTAACGTTAATAATAAGAAAGTAGTTAGAGCAGGATTTAAGAAAAAATAAAATGTAGCTTTTAGCTACAAAAAACTATAAGTAAGCTACACCTTTAAACGTAGTCATATCAAGGGTTGTATCTTTATTTGTAGCAGTAGCTTTATATATAAAAGATTGTATATATTTTAATATAAAATATACCTATAAAAATATATGCGTGGGTATAGAGAAATGTAGCTACGCTACGAAATGACTTAAAACCATTGATATAACAGGCTTTATTCATGTAGCTAGTTGTGATTAAAAAAGCTACAAAGCTACAAAAATAAATTAACATTTATGATTGCTGCTTAATCAGACTACAAAACCTACCACAATTGGCTTCATAGAGCCTTTTGTGGTATACTTTAGATAATAAATTAGTACCAGGTACTAAAAAAGAACGTGAACAATATATTAAAAGTAAGAGGTGACAATGTGCCGAAGTTAATTGATAAATTATTAGGACTAGACAAGATACGAGAAGGACAACGGAAAAACTATGAAATGCTCAATACGGGATTTAGTGGCTTCTCACAGTTTACAGGTGACGCTTATCAAAGTGATGTATATAGATCAGCAGTAGATTCTATTGCTCGGCATATCGCTAAGCTATCAGGTAAGCATGTGGTCGATAATCAAAATGATTCAAACCGATATTCTAAACTTAATCGGATATTGCAGGATAGACCAAACCAATACATGAGTAGCTTTGATTTTTTGTATAAAGTCGCAACACAATATTTTCTATTTAACAATGCGTTCATACTTGTACAAAAGGATAGTAGGGGCAACTTAACAGGCTTATATCCTTTGACACCTGCAAGCGTTGAATATGTGGTAGATACCAACGATGAGATGTACATTAAATTCTTATTCAAAGACGAAAAAATGGTGTATTTCCATATAAGTGAAGTAGCCATATTAAGACGACACTTTAATAGTAATGAATTATTAGGAGATAACAATGACGCTATTATGTCATCTATTGAGTTGGCACATACTCAAAATGAAGCTATGCGTGAAGCCATTAAGAACTCGGCACAAATTAGAGGAATCATAAAATACAATCAAGCCTTATCAGATTCAAAATTAAAAGAGTATAAAGAAAACTTCATGAGTAGCTATCTAACTATGAGTAATAACGGTGGCGTTATTCCATTGGATAGCATGCTTGAATATACACCGTTAAAGCCTACTGATGTTCAAATTGATACACCTCAAATGGAAGTTGTAAAGAAAAAGATATACGACTATTTAGGAATTAATGAATCAATCGTTAATGGCTCATATGATGAAAATGGTTGGCAAGCGTTTTTCGAGTCGACAATAGAGCCTTTTGCGATACAAATATCATCAGAACTTACTGAAAAGATATTTACAGAACGTGAAAAGGCATTTGCCAATCGGATTATATTTGAGGCTTCTAAATTACAATATGCCAGCAACCAGTCAAAAACTAATGTGATTAAAGAGTTGTTACCACTAGGCGTGTTAAGTATCAATCAAGCGTTGGACTTGCTCAATTTACCACGTGTAGAAAATGGTGATGAACGGATTCAATCACTTAACTATATAGATAAGAAAATCGCTAATGCGTATCAGTTACAGGATAAGGAGGGACAAACGAATGAAGGAAATTAGAAGTGCAGAAATCAAAACAGATCATTCAGATGATGAACTTGTGTTAGAAGGTACACCAATCGTATTTAATAAACCTGCACTCATAAATACACCTAATGGCTCATATACCGAAGTCATTAAGCGTAATGCGTTAGACGGTGTAAATCTGAATGATACACGTCTGTTAGTGTCACACGACCAAAATAGATTACCTTTAGCAAAAACACCTAAGACAATGAAAGTGTGGACTAGCGATGTTGGTTTGCACATTCGGGCAACCTTACCTAATACCGAAGAAGCACGCTCTGTTTATACGGCAGTAAAACGGGGCGATATGACAGGCATGTCATTCGGTTTCACGTGTAGTAGTCAAGGCTTTGACTATGATGTGGAAACAAGAACAAGAACTATCAACAAGATAGATAAGGTATTAGAGTTTTCAGTCGTGAATTTCCCTGCTTATGCTGAAACGTCAGTAGAGGCTAGAAGTGAAATGCAAGAGGCAGAAATAAGACAACAACAAATCAATCAAGCAAAAATCAATTTAAATAAACTATTCATTAAGGAGATTAGATAATTATGTTTAAAACAGTACAAGAAGCATTTAACCATTACAGAAATGCAACACTAGAAGAAATTGAAACAAGAGCAGCACAAATTAAAGGAACAATTGACAACGATCCTAATGCAGATGTGACTAAACTTAACATTGAGATTGAAGGCTTAAATCAAGCTAAACAAAATATTCAAGATAAATCACAATCAAGCAATGAAGGAACTGAACAACGTTCATTCAATCCAATTACTAATATGAATTTCACACGACAAAATGAAGTACCTAAAGAAAATATCTTTGGCTCAAATGAATATCGTTCAGCTTTCTTCAAAACAATGTTAGGACAAAAACTTTCAGATGTAGAACAACGTACATTTAATAGAGCAATGGAACAACAAGACATCGAACATCGTGCAGATAGCTTTGCTTCATCAAGTAATTCATCAGCAGTATTACCTGAACAAACTTTAAATGAAGTCATCAAAAAAGCACGTACTCAAGGTGGATTAATTGCTCATGTAAGAAACTTCAATATGCCTACTAAGATTCGCATTCCAATTGGTACACCAACAGACCGAGCAATGTGGCATACGGAAGGCGAGTATGTAGAAGCAGAAAAGCCTGATACAGCATTTGTACAATTTGAAGGCAATGAAATCTTAAAAGTATTCTCAATCTCAGTTAAAGCTAAGACAATGAGTATCTCAGCATTTGAAAGCTACTTAGTAGAAGAACTTACTAATGCAGTTGTAGAAACTATTGATTACGCATTAATCAATGGTACAGGCGTAAATCAAGGTGAGGGAATCTTAACAGGTATCACATGGAACGCTGCAAACTCATTTGACATGACAGGTGCTTATACTGACTTTGCAAAAGCATTAGCATTATTGAAACGTGGCTACTCAGCTAATTCTAAATTCGCTATGAGTAACGCAACATTATACAACACAGTTTATAGTGTCATGGATAATAACAATCGTCCTATCTTTATCACAGACGCACAAAATGAAACAGTTGGGCATATCTTAGGTAAAGAGGTTATCATTGATGACAATATTGAAGATGGCACTATCATCTTAGGTGACTTCAATTACATGGGCTATAACTTACCTGAGGGCGTTATGCTTGAGCAATCAAGAGAATCATCATTTAGAAGTGGCTTAGTAGATTATAGAGCAATGGCTATTGCTGATACACGTGTGTTAGTCGATGAGGCATTCGTGAAGTTATCAACTACATCAGCAGAAGCATAAACGATATAGATCAGTTAGGACATCAGTAAGTAACTGGTGTCCTTTTATTAAATGTAAGGAAGTGAGTATATGAACAAAACAATTATTAGTTTAGAAGAAGGTCGAGAAGCATTGCGCATTGACGGAGATTTTAATGATGATATTATCGAGCCACTCATTGAAGCCATTCCAAACTATTTATATATTACAACTGGTCGCACATGGCTTGATGATAATGTACCATTGGCACAAACAACAGCTAAATTCATCTTACAACTGTGGTTTGATCCACAAACTCAAGATTCTGAACGTTTAAAACGCACAATTGACGGATTATTGATGTCACTGAAAGCATTAGGGCTGAATTACAATGACTAGAAGTATATCGCAGTCATTTTATAGGTCGAACACATGGAAGAAGTGCAGAAATGCTTATATGCAGTCACAAAACTATATATGTGAGCGTTGTGGAGGCTTAGCAGTCATTTGTCATCATAAAGAATGGCTAAATGAAGATAATTATATCAATCCATATATTGCTTATGGTTGGGATAACTTAGAAGCATTATGCTTGGACTGTCACAATAAAGAACACTTTGGAAGTAACTCGATTGATGATGAATTGATGTTTGATGATAACGGAAATATTATAAAAAAATAATATAATATATTTAAAATTTAATACCCCCACATACAACGGAGTGATAGGCTTTCGGCGATACCGGTGCTGGACTTAACTTTTCCTCCAAACGTTTTTTTAGAAATTTAGGGGTAGAATAAGACGATTAAGAAGGTGAATTTATGAATAAGAAAAGTATTTCAATTAATTTAGAACAACTTAAAAAAGAAATTGATAAAGAAGAAATGAAAAATAAATCAGTCGCTTATGACTTGCTGGAAGAACTAGCATTTATGAAAGAAACCATGAATGAACTCAAGAAAACAGTAAGACAAGAAGGTGCTACCTATGTGTTTACTCAAGGTGAGCAATCATATCTAAAAGAAAATCCTGCCATGAAGTCATACAATACAACAGTTACGAAGTATAATGCTACACTTAAGCAACTTTTATCTCTCATTCCTGCACAAGTTGAAGAATCAGACGCATTTATGGACTTTGTGAAAAATGCCTAATTACATCTTAGAATACTGGCAAGAGATGAAAGAGGGACGTGTGATTGTATCAAAGCGTATCTATAAGCAGTATGAGAAACTTATTGAAGATATGAACTACCACCCTAAATATGTGTATGATGAAAGAAAGGCAGAGCGACCAATTCAATTTATAGAATCATTTTGCAGACACTCCAAAGGTGAACTAGCTGGCAAGCCATTAAAACTAGCACTATTTCAAAAGGCTTATATATCGGCTCTATTTGGCTTTGTAGATAAAGAAACAGGTCACAGACGCTATACTGAATCATTTTTCTTTGTAGGTCGTAAGAATGGTAAGACGACTATGTTATCAGCAATCGCTCTATATATGATGATTGCAGACGGGGAAAGTGGGGCAGAAGTTTATTCTGTGGCTAGTAAAAAGGATCAAGCAAATATTTTATTCGACCAATCACATGAGATGATTATGCAAAGTCCTGATTTAAATAGAAACATTCGTAAGCGTAAGGCAGATTTATATTTCCCTCATAACTTTAGCAAAATGCAATCATTAGGCAAGAACTCCAATTCATTAGACGGTTTAAACGCTCATTTAGTTGTGATTGATGAACTACACTCTATTCAAGACAGAAACTTATATGAAGTAATGAAACAATCACAGTCAGCACGTACACAGCCATTACTCATTATGATAACAACAGCTGGAACTCATAGGGGGACTATCTTTGATGATTTATATGAGTATGCGTGTAATGTGGTAGACGGTCAATTTAAAGATGATAACTTTTTACCGATTATGTATGAATTAGATTCTAAAGAAGAATACAAAAACCCTGAGTGTTGGCAAAAGGCTAATCCTTCACTTCATATTTCTAAGAAGGTTGAGGACTTAGAACGCAAAGTATCACGTGCTAAGAATAATCCTAATGACCTAACAGGCATACTTACAAAAGATTTCAACATACGTGAAACGACTAATAAAGCATGGCTCACATTCGATGATATTAATAATGAAGATACATTTGATTTATCACAATTTAAAGGCACATATGCGATAGGTGGGGCAGATTTAAGTATTACAACTGACCTAAGTTGTGCCACATTATTATTCTTAGATCCACAAACTGAGCAGCGTTATATTCATCAAATGTACTGGCTACCTGAGGACAATTTACGTAAGCGTGTAGAAGAGGACAAAATACCTTATGACAAATGGCACGAACAGGGACTATTACGCTTATGTAGTGGCAATACGATTGATTATAGCGACATTACAGAATGGTTTAAAGAAATGGTGAATGAATGTGATATAACGCCACTATGGATATATTATGATAACTATTCAGCGAGATATTGGGTAGATGAAATGGAAGCACACGGATTTAAGATGATTAGAACACCACAGGGAGCTAAGACGCTTAGCTTACCAATGCAGAATATGGGAGCAGACTTGCAAAAGAAAAAGATTAATTATAATAACCACCCTATATTAAAATGGTGCTTAACGAATACTGGCATTGAAACAGACAGAAACGGAAATATTGTGCCTGTTAAGAATCAGTCACCTAAAAGACGTATTGACGGTACAGCGTCAATGTTAGACGCCTATGTAGGCTTATTTGATAATTATGAAAGTTTCCTAAGAGCGATGTAAACCATATTGCTGATTTAGGGAAGTGGTTTCGAGTTGTGCAACAGTTGCACGGCGAAATGTTTTGTCGACAAAACAAACGTGCACATGTGCACCATTCAAAAGGAGGATAAACAATGGCATATCATTTTAATAATAAAATTGAAATTTTAGAAGAACAAGAAAATGATGGCCCTGAGGCGTTTGGCTCAACTAAAGTTGTAATTGCTACACCTTGGGCAGATGTTAAAACAATGAAAGGGAACGAATTTCAACAATGGAGACTTACAGCAAATAAAGAAAATGTCCGTTTCATTATTCGATATAGAAAAGGAATTAATCCACGCCAATATGTTAGATATAACGGAAAAGATTATAATATAGTATCAGTTACTAATGATAATGGAATGAATCAAACATTAACGATCTTTGCAGAAGTTAGTGATTAAAGCCTTATTATATAAAATAGGGCTTTTTTTGACGCTGAGAGAGGCTCTGTGTTGCAGTGAGAAATTATTTTATGTATAAGTGTATTAAAAAAAACGCCACAAATAAATGTGACGTTTCAGACATTCCGATTGTAAGATTTTTTTGTACATAGCAAAAAAAAGAAAAAAATAAATTTTGATAATTTAAGTAGGATAAAACTATCAAGACCAAAAATATTTATAAACAATCAACACAGGGCAATAACTACAAAACGGTTGCTGTGTATCAATTAAAATATTTTTGATACACTTATATTATAACATAAAGTTATAGATAATAGTATATGTGATAACTTTTATTTATAGTTTAAAGAGTGTATAATTACATGTGTAAAGAAGGAGGTTTTATGATGAAGTGTTTTATCAATTTAAGAAATAATGAGTGTGTGGAAGTTAAAGAATTAAAAGAAGTTAAATATTCATATCCACATTCTGAACGAGTAACAACTGTTAAAGTAGATAACATACATGATTTAAAAGTTTCTGACGGTGCAAATTATGTATTTGTTGGTACTCCAACTGTGGTTGTTAGAGGTAACGACATTTTATATTTACAGTTTGCGTAATGACATAATTATGACATAACAGAATAAAAAAACTAAAAATAATAGGGATATAAAAATTGTGAAACGTTGATTTAATAGGCTTTTTACTCTCTATTTATATCTATTTTATATGATACTTAATGCCAGGCATGATGT